GTAAAATCTGGGGGGTTTTTAGTATAAAAAAGCTCCATCGTAGAAACGACAGAGCTTACCTTTATTTCAAAAAAACACACAAAACTATTTTTGTTTATACTCCTTTATAGCGTAAGTAATTAAACCTACTAAAGTAAGTACATATAATGATCTACTAAACCAATTCCAAGCTAAAGGATTAAACTCATTTACAATGAATGCAAATGGTAGATAAACTCCTACGAGCAAAATTAGTAAATTAACCACTACATCTTTGTAATTTGTTTTCATAATCATTAATTAAAATGGTAAATTCTTAGCTGGTTGGCCATCTTTAACCCAAGTGTCAAGCTCAATATAGAAACCTGCTTCTCCTGGTGTAGAACCTTTCTTTTCTTTAATAAGGATATTAGCCCAACCATTATTAGTTGCTGCAAAATCATTCATCTTCTTTAAGTCATCTGGGCCGAATGATACTTTCTTAAACTCCCCAAATGCCGTTTTCATTGTTTGTGACCTTCCTAGGAAAATCTTTTCTTTACCTGCTGCCATGTTATATATTTTGGTTATTAAATACTACTGTTATTCTTTGGTTCTGCCTTTGAGTTTTGTAAGATTACTTTAAGCTGAGGTCTATACTTTGTATCTATTGCAAAATCTACCAACACCTGATGCAAAAAATCATAGGTTTCTTGTGTAAACTCATCTTTAGCTTTCTTAACTGTCTTAGGAGCTTTTTCTGCTTTGTTTTCTAATTCTACTTTTTCCATTTTACTTTGTTTTATCTGCCTTGGCCTCTGTAATCCTTTGGCTTAGCACTATGTTTATTAAATGATTTCTTTGCTCTACCTCGTTTCCTTGATCCGAAGCTCACCTTTGTTGAACTCCCAGTCTTGACTTTCGCCATCTTGATTATATATTTTAACTATTATTGATTCATCTCTAATCTGCTGACATAACATTGCAGTTCCTCCTGCCATAGCTAACTGCTCTAAAAAAACCATCTGATCCGAAGAGAGTCTGTCACCTATTGCTTTAATCTCGCAGCAAACAAAGTGACCATACTTCTTACTATAACCAATGATGTCTGGAACCCCTTTCTTACCTATAAATGCTCTGCCTCTAACTGCTAGGTTATTATTTCTCCATACCTCGCATCCATTATCTTTTAGATAATCCATCATCATCTTCGTTAAATCACTTGCAGATATGTAGGCCATGTACCAAAATTACAATATATTATTAATATATTGTTAGTACCACCTTATAAGTTCTTCTGTTGGCATCTTAACATACTTGATTCCATCCTTTACTTTTATCTCACCTATTCGCCAGTATCTCCTTGCTTTAACCCTTAAAAACTCTGCTCTTATAAAAACTATTCTATCTCTTAAATCAAGGTTAAATGCAAAAAATTCTGCTCTTGTGTCACTAATGCCACTAGGTTCACCGTTGTTTTCGTACTCAAGTAGAAAATACTTTTTCTTTAGTGCTTCGGTTTGATGTATAACAATGACCTTGGTACTTTTAGCAAATAGCTTAATAGCCTGGTAAGTACCATCCTTAGCCTTGGCCTCTTCTATCTCAAACTTTCTCCTGTTTCTATATCCCTTGGCCATGCTTTAATTGTTATTGATTCTCTAATCTCAAAGTAATCTAAATCGTTTGTATCAGATAGTATAAGGATTTTTAGTACTTGCATATCTGCATAGTCTAGTGTCATCTTTTGTTCACCAATCTTAATCACAACCCCATGTCCAACATCTTTAATTGATCCTGCTTTTTGTCCTTGCAAATGCTCAGTCCATTCGCTATTGTGAGAATATAAGCATACTGTTTTGCCATCCTCGTATTTAAGGTCATAGTCATACTCCATCCCTTCACCCAGATTGTTTTCTACATACACTTGTTTCATTTCATTCTCATTTTAAGTAGTTCTTTAATATAAATTGTATCACCTGATTTGTACTTTGGGAACTGCAAGGTATCCACCTCGTAGCTTACTCCATCTGTACCAACAAAAACGCATTGGTAGTTTGTTGTTGTAGGACTGTCATCATAAAGACTGCTTTCAGTAAATGTGTTTACATACTTGTAATCTAGTGTTGTAAATTCTCCTTTAGAGTTACAACTTAGGAAAAATAGGGCGATTAGTAGCTTTTTCATTTTAGTTTATTTCTTTGTTGGTTAGATAATACTGGTTTAAGTAGCTTTTCTTTGCCTTTATCAGACATATACAAGCTATTGGTTATGTGAGAAAATGCTTTTCTTTCTTTTTCAGTTAAGTCTGGATGAGTCTTTATCCTGTAAAGCACATCTTCCATTGGTATAAATGTTTCGTTACTCATAATCTTCAAATTTCATTGTTTCGGGTAAAAATCTTAATGCGATGTTCTTTGTTGATCCGTGTCTGTTCTTCTCAACCTTACAAACCACTAAGTCACTAGGTGAATATTCTTTGCCACCAATCTCAATAGCTTCTGTCATCTCGTAGTAATGTGGTCGCATAAGCATAATAACTGCATCAGCATCTTGTTCAATAGAACCTGATTCTCTTAAATCAGATAACTGAGGCATCTTATCTCCTCGTTCTTCTACTCTACGAGATAATTGAGATAGGGCGATAATAGGTACTTCTAACTCTTTAGCGAGGGCTTTTAGGCTTCTACTGATGTAGCTGACCTCTTGTTCCCTGTTTTGGTTTGATTTGCCTGTACCACTCATAAGTTGGAGGTAGTCGATAAAGATTACCTTGATTCCATACTTTTGCTTTAAGATGGTGGCTTTTGCTCGGAGTTGGGTTACACTTATACCGCCCATATCTTCAATGTGGATAGGTGAGGTTAGTAATAAGTCATCTGTCTTTAGTAAAACCTTTCTTTGTTTGTCATCCAAAGTATTCATTCTAAGCCATTTTAAGGGCAGCCCAGAGCCGATTGACTCTAACCTTTCAACTAACTGTTCGGAGCTCATTTCGAGGCTAAAAACGGCCACAGGAACGCTATCTAAACAAGCTAGTTGGTAGATACTAGAAAGCATAAAGGCAGTCTTACCCATCCCTGGTCTTGCAGCTACAATTACTAGGTCAGGCTTTACCCATCCGCATAGGGTATTATTTAGCTCATTAAACCCTGTGTTATAGCCCAATAAACCTCCTTTTTGAGCCATATCACGAGAATAATTGATTGATAAAATAATATCTTCCATCATCTTCTCGTAGATATTACCAAACTCTTGTAATTGAATGAGTTTTTTGGATACCTCAGCCATAAAGTCTATCGTTCCCTCTTCGCCATTGGTCGCCCCAACCACAAGCTCTCCACCCAGCACCACCAACATCCTACGCTTATAAAGTTCTATTATTAACTCTATATGGGCTTCTAAGTGAGCAGTTGATACCACATCTTTAGTTAACTCGGAAAGGTAGTAGGCATTTACTTGATCCGTTTGTTTAGCATCTACGATGCGTTGGTAGAGTGTAGTAATATCTATTGGGATATTCTTATCGTACATTTCTCTAATGGTTCTAAATACAAGCTTATGCTTATAGTCGTAGAATATATCCTCTTTTAAGTAGTTGATTACTAATGACAAAGATTTTTTGTCGATTAATAACGAGCCTAGGATATTGCGTTCAATCTCTGTGTTTTTTGGTAGGTCAATTACTTGCATTATGGTATTTTTATTTTAGGTATTATTTTTTTTACATCTTCATTTGTATCAAACTTTGATGAGTTTCTTTTCCATGTTCTAATAGAAGCTTTCCAATCTTTCATAGGGTTTTTACCTACTAGCCATCCATTTGAATCATAGTGGTCACAAAATTTATCAGCATCTAAATTGAAACTTATTTCTTTACAATATAACTTAACTTGTTCTATTGTCGGCCTAATAAATTTATTAGTAGATGTCTTTTTAACTGTATTATTATATGGTATAGGTGTAGCAGTTTCATTAGATCCATTTTGCAATTCTGCAACATGGTTATTGTAATTCTGCAAAAAGGAGTTTTCATCCTTAAAAGCATACCAACAAGTTCTATCGTAACCACTTTTATTATAATTCTCTCTAAGCAATATTTCTTTTTCTACTAATGAATCTAAAATCCTTTTCATCTTATGTTCATTCCAGTAAGGAAATATCTCACTAAAAGCCTTATATGAATTATAAGTCCAAGTTCTGTTTTCAATAAAATGCTTCTTATTAGCTCTATTTTTAGTAATCCAAAATTGTAAGTTATTGATTACTATCGCTTCTTCTATGCCATATTTCAAGGCATATTCAGTATTAAAGTGGTGCTCCATCTTCTATTTCTATTCCTTTGTTAATTAATTTAGTTACTATTAATTTTCTTACTTCAATTAAATCATCATTATCTAAAAGCTCTGACATAACAATAAGATTTCTTAACTCAGCTAATCTTCTAAACCTAGCAAATTTTAGTACATTTTTAATCTCTTTCGACATGATACTAGCATCGTAATGGCACTCATAACATAGTGTATCATAACAATCATCATTGTAATCCCATGGTTCTGTACCATATTCGTAATAATTATGATGCACATGAAGTGCTTTATCAGTTGAATTACATCCTTTACATTGGAAATTATCTCTTTGTAATATCTCAAGGCGTTTCCTTTGCCACCTCGGATCTTGTAGTTTTAAACTATATGACATAAAATAAAAAAGCCCTCAGATTTGCTGAAGTCCGTACACTCCAACGCCTCCTCGGGCAATAAGTTCTTAATGCTATGTACGGATAGCATGACAAATATACTAAACTTCTTTAGCAATCCTAAAAACCACCTTCCTGTTATCCACTATAAATCTCTTACGAGCAACAGGGTT